GGAAAAACGCCTGAGCAAATTGTAGGTAATTACCAACCGTGGTTCCTGTCTTGTTTTGATAAACTACTGTGACGTTTGTACTGTCGTCACGTATAGACATTGAAAAATCGCTATCATCATACTGTCTAGGTATTACCGAAATCGTTTGTGCCGCTGCTGAGGTGGTTAATATTATCATACTCTTATATAACGTAAAAAAAAACCAAATTTGTAGAATTGTTTTAAGCAAAAAAAAAGCCCCCAATTAAGGAGGCTTTATTTTCTAACTTAAAAAAGTTGATTAAGATACTCCTGCCAACGGTGGCGTACCTGCTGGGGTAGGGTTAATGTCACCCGATGCAGCTTCAGCATCAGGAACTACTTTTAAGAACCAAGGTGCGTTCTCTTCCATACCTTCCATAGTAATTGTAAAACCACTAAGGTCACCAGCCGCAGCTCCTGTAACGATAGTACCACCTGTAAGCTCCATTCCGTTGTTTAAGCCACAAAGAAATGCGTTACCATAGTAATCAATAACAATAGCGTACGGACGCGAAATAGCTACTTGATAAAGTTCTGCATTAGTCAGAGCATCCAAAAACGGTAATGTCAAAGTCAATGTCTGAGTGTAAAAAGTAGTTCCGTTTTCTCTTGAACTGGTTACAGTTGTCTCGAGACTAGAATTACCTTTTACTTTATATGAAAAGTACTTAGGTGACCCCACTGGTACAATAGTAGCCTCTCCACTGGAGGCGTCAATTGTAACACTACTAATTGAACCAAAGTCTGCAAATCTTACTTCTTTAATGCCACCAAAGGCGGACTTACAAGGGACACTCCGCCCTGCTGTTAATGAACAAGCCATAATTTTATTTTTTTATAGGTTTTAAAAAAAAAGGGGTGAGCGGATTAATACCACCCACCCCTTCTATTGATTATTAATTAATTAAGCGTATTCAACGATATCAGAAGCAACACCAAATTGAACTGTAGAGGTAAACCTCATCACCATTCTCACGTTGTTTGAAGCGTCAAGGTCACTCATATCTAAAACCTTCACGGCGTTAGTGTCATTTAACAAACCAGTACCAAAATACAAGTTAGAGCGTTGAGCAACATACATTTTGTTATCGGACATTCCTGGACATACAAATACGCGAACCCCGTTCACTGTGAGGCTGCCGTTATTCCACCACTGGGTCCCCATATTTTCAACCCCATTTGCTCCTAATCCTTGAGCGGCAAAACCACCAAGAGCTTGAACATAGAATTTAGCTGCTGCTGAACCAACGTAAAGGAATAAATCTTCTTTACCGTAAAGTGCTGCTGGAATAGCATCAACTACTAAACTCATTTGAGCAATAATATTTGCTGCTGAAAGAGTTGCTGCTGTTACTTGTTGAGCTGCTGGAATATCTCCTGCTGCTGCTGCTGTTGCAATTATCTTCTCAAAACCGTCAAACGAATTATTACTTGCTGCGGTTGTGTCTCCTTGCCAAATACAGAACTCAGTATTTTGAGCTACTTCAGATGCTACGTGAGCAATCATAAAGTCAGAGAATTTAGGAGGCAAAGCCTGACCCAATCCGTAACCCATTGATTGACTTTCCCAATCGTTTACGAAATCATACTTACATAATTGTAGATTCACTTGAAGCTCAACTGGCTGAATGATTCTTTCAGTAAGTGTTACAGAACTGTTTGGTGTAAAATCACAAGATGCAGGGCTTACTAGGTTACCAGTTGCCAATTTCTTGATTACCTCTTTAAAAGAGATGTTAGCTTTTACAGTCAAACCACCGTCATCAATAGTTGATGCGCTTAGAAGAGCTGCAGCGATGTACTCACCTGCAAACTCACCAGCATAGGTAGTTGTAATGTTTGTTGTTGTAGCTAATGCTACGTTTCTTGAATTACTCATATTCGTTTTAATTTATTTAATTAATTCTTATCCTTCTGATGCCCAGATTCCTTGACAACCGATGATGTACCATTCTGTTAAACTTACTGCTCTTAAAGCACACCAGTCTCCTTGTATAGATGTTGCTTTAGTATTTTCCCAGTCTTTTCCAAGAACACCACCAGCTACAACTACTGAACCTGCTAAAGTAACCGCACCTACAATTTTGTTTGAATCATCAGGCGAAATAACTACTTTGTTGTTTCCTGCTGCACCCGAATTTCTAAAGAA